TCCCTCAATTTAAGTAATTGCTAGTTTCAAGACTTAGGAGGTACCAAAATGGCAAATATTAGACCGGCAGCTTTGCGAACTGGGAAGATAGCGAAAGAAGATAAGGCGAAAAGAGAGTTACAAGAAGGGAAGCTGAAAGGCAACATCCCAATATCAAGTTTACCACCAGCGGAACTGAATGAACAAGGTAAAAAGTTGTATGTTGATATTATTAGTTTGCTACCATGCGGATTCTTGAGTGGGGCAGACACGTATATTATTGAGATAGTAGCAGAATCGCTTAGTTGTATGAAAGCGTGCCAAGTAAAGTTAAACAGTGAAGGTTTATTCACAGATGAAGGGTACGAAAGTAATGCAGTAAAGATGTATGAACGATACTCTAAAATATTCGATAAGTTTTCAAGCAAGTTAGGGCTCTCCCCTAAAGATCGCGCGGCACTCGCAGTACTCAACATAAACGCAGAAGAAGAAAAGAACGATCCTTTACTAGAAATCCTGAAAGAATAGATTGAGAAAAATAAATATAAGGGGGAATATACCCAGTGGAATGAGTTGATAACAATTGATACTTTTAGATGGAGCACTGAGTTATTGTGATGATGTCGTGTCAGGAAAAGAGGTAACGACCAAGGAAGTCAAAAGACAATGTGAAATATTCATAGAAGATTACGATATTAACCAACATAAACCGGAATATGAATTTTACTCCGACCAAAAAGAACTACTTAAAATAAACAACCTCCTGAAACTGTTTAATTTTGCCACTGGTTTTGTAGCTGGAAGGGAAGTATTGGAAAATTTAGCGCCATATCAATGTTTTTTGATAACTGGTGTTTTTTTGTTCCGCTTTAAAGACAATAAAGAGAAGTTTAAGAACAATGATATCACATTATTTATAAGCAGAAAGAATGCTAAAACAGCAACGGTTGCTTTAATATTTATAATACTGATGCTCACACAACAGAAGTACAGTGAGTTTTATTCTATATGTCTCACAAGGGATTTGGCGGCAGAGATTAGAAAAAGCATAGTACAGATATTAGAAGCTAGTCCGATAATAGGCAAGCATTTTACAGCAAGTAGAACATTCACAGGGAAAATTGTATGTGATTTAACTGGATCCTTTTTTCAACCGAGAACGGCAGAGGCTGGGAAGAATAACTCAGTACGTCCCTCGGCAATGTGTTCCGATGAGCACGCAAACTTCCAGAACGCTGACAACTTTAACGCTCTAAAGGGCGGTATGAAGAATGTTATCAACCCACTAGTGTTCAGGACAACAACAGCATACGCAATAACAAACAGTATTATGGAAGAAGATATTGACTATATAAGAAAAGTATTTGATGGAGCAGTAGAAGATCAAAGACAGTTTGCGTTATTGTACTACGCAGAAAAAGAACACCTATGGGATGATGTTGGTATACAACAATCTAATCCATTGAGGATAGAAGAAAACTATGTAATCATAAGAGAAAACAGAAAGAAAGCTTTGCTCAAACCGACAGAAAAAATTGAATATATCACAAAAGATATGAACAATTTTATGCACAGTACGATGGGTGAGCCTTATGTTAAGTTTGACGCTTGGAAAAAATGCCAAGTGGATCATATAAGTCTAGAAGGCGAAGAAGTTGCTGTATGTGTAGATGCTTCGCTCACAACAGACTTAACGGCGGTTGATATAATCTATAAAAAAGACGGAGAATATTATTTACTCGCACACGCTTTTTTGCCTAGAAATAGTTTGGCGGACAGGCGAGAAAAGATTGACTATGAATCAATGCAGATGCAAGGGTATTGCACTATCACGGATGGCGATATAGTCGACTACAACTTAATCGAGGACTATATAAGAGGTATTGAGAGCAAGTATAAATGCAAAATCAAATGTATAGCAACGGATCCCTTTAATATAACAGCAACAATGCAAAGTCTAGCATATGATTATGATGTTATTTTGTTGAAACAATCTTACACGGTATTAAGTCCACCATTAAAACAATTTAGGGACGATATTTATAAAGGAATTATCCACTACGAGAAAAACGCAATATTAGATTTTTGTATGAGCAATACAACAACAATTAATGGCCGAGTTAGCGGAGATATATTATTGAATAAGATAAACAAGAATAAAAGTAGGATAGATTTAGTTGTCGCGGCAGTATTTGGGTATAGTCAATTATATACAGAGGCGAGCATTAACATGGAAGAAGTAACCGAGCAATATTTACAACGCATGGGGTGGTGACAATGAGAGGGGGTGAAAATAAAAAGTGAAACTATTTGATAGGATAAAGCGTGTTTTTAAAAATGAAACAATCGATATGAGCGACCCTTCTTTCTTAGACTTTCTGGGGATTGATTCAACAACCACAAAAGATAAAATGGCGGATGCAACGTATTTCGCTTGTATGAAAAAGCTTAGTGAGGGTATAGGAAAATTACCTCTTAAAATGTACCAAAGCACAAAAGATGGAATAATCAAAAGTGATAAATCAGAGTTGTTTAATGTTTTAAAACTAAGGCCAAATCCCTATATGACAGCTACAACGTTTTGGTCAACAGTTGAAATGAATCGCAACCATTACGGCAACGCATTTGTTTGGTGCCATTATGTAGGAGCAAAACTACAAGATATATGGATTATGCCAAGTAAAGATGTAAGTGTTGTAGTCGATAGTGCCGGAATATTAAGCTCTGATAACAACATTTGGTATAAATATCAAGATAGTAGCACGGGTAAAGTCTACTATTATAATAACAAAGAGGTTATGCACTTTAAAACATCGACCACATTTGATGGGATTATAGGTAAAAGTGTTAGGGAAATCTTAGAAACAACTCTCACTGGCTCACTTGAAAGTGCAAATTTTATGAATAACTTATATAAGGATGGTATGACAGCTAAAGCGGTGCTTGAATACACAGGCGAGCTCAATGAGGAAGCGAAAAGAAGGCTTGTAAAGGGTTTGGAAAGTTTCGCCAACGGTTCATCCAATGCCGGAAAGATAATACCTATACCACTTGGAATGAAGTTACAGCCGCTAGATTTAAAATTAACAGATAGCCAATTTTTTGAACTCAAAAAGTATACAGCATTGCAAGTAGCAGCTGCATTTGGGATTAATCCTATGCAAATAAATGATTACGAAAAAAGTTCTTATGCAAGCGCAGAAGCACAAAATCTAGCTTTTTATGTTGACACTATGCTTTATAATGTTTCTCAATATGAGCAAGAAATAACTTATAAAATCCTAAACACTAAATTAATAGAGCAAGGATATTACTTTAAATTCAACATAGATGTTATATTGCGTTCGGATGCCAAAACACGCATGGAAAGTCTAAGCATAGCAGTATCAAACGGAATTTATACAGTTAACGATGCTAGAAGTTTGATTGATTTGCCGGATGTTGATGGTGGAGATGTCTGTATGGTTAATGGGAGCAATGTTAAGCTAACCGATGTCGGTGCAGCTTACAAAACAAAATAAAAAGCCTACTTTTCAATAGACTTAAATAACAGTTTAAGTGCATTATCCAATAGTTTGCTAATTGGTATTTGGCTTGTTTCTGATAGATTCTTTAATTTGTAATACAATTTAGTATCAATAGCAGAACCTATCCTAGTCCTATTTTTTAGCATTCAACATCACCTCATTTACACTATACTATTTACACAAGGTTATTGCAAGTGGTATCACCTTATGTTACAATATATATATGGGGTGGTAAAAATGGGAAAAGATATGAAAGAATATAAGGCAAAATATTATTTAGAACATAAGGTGAAGGTTAAAGAAACAAACAGATTGTATAGAGAAGAACATAAAGAAGAATTAAGGGAAAATAAAAAAAAGTGGTACAACGAAAATAAAGCACACGTTATAGCAATGGTAACTTTGAATAAACAAAATAATGCAGAAAAATCAAAACAATATAGTGACGAATATCGTAAGAAAAACAAAGGTAACCTTTGGAGGGACAGACTTGAGAATAAAGAACGGGCAGCAATTAAACAACACATATATTACGAAAGTCATAAAGAAACTATAAAAAAATATAGTCAAGAATACAAACTTAACAACAAAGCAAGATACAATATTTTACAACAGAAAAGACGTTGTTTAATAAACGAAACGTTATCAACTCTTACTAAACAACAATGGGAAACCATAAAAGAAGATTTTAACAACTGCTGTTGTTATTGTGGTAAAGAATTAAAACTAACACAAGAACACTTTGTTCCACTATCGAAAGGCGGAGAATACACTCACAATAATATTGTACCTAGTTGTATAAGTTGCAATAGTAGTAAATATGATAAGGATTTCTTTACATGGTATCCTAAATTTAGACACTATTCAAAAAAAAGAGAAACAAAAATAGTCAGTTATTTACATTACAACAAACAAAACGAACAACAATTAGCATTTACTTTATAGTAGGTGTATTTTTTATGTAAGGAGGTGATAAAAGATGAAAATAGATATTAAAGGAACGATAGTTAATGATGAAGACGCTTGGATATATAAGTTCTTTGGAATTAGTTGTGCAAGTCCTAAAGATGTAACCGAACAAATATCACAGGCAAAGCCAAACGAAGAGCTGGAAGTTGAAATAAACTCAGGCGGCGGCGATGTATTCGCTGGCTCGGAGATTTATACAACCTTAAAAAGTTATAAGGGAAATGTAATTACTAAAGTAGTCGGCTTAGCAGCAAGCGCAGCTAGCGTAATTGCAATGGCTGGAGATAAGGTTTTAATATCCCCAACGGGACAGTTGATGATACACAATGCTAGTGGAGTGTTTGGTGGAGACTACAGAGAAATGGATAAGGGTAGCGATATATTAAAAAGCGTTAATGCTGCAATAGCAAACGCCTATATGCTTAAAACTGGTATGGAACATAAGGACTTGTTAACACTTATGGATAGTGAAACATGGTTAACGCCACAAAAAGCACTAGAGAATAAGTTTGTAGATGAAATTATGTTCACGGATGGCGCTAAGTTTGCGGCTAGTTTTGGAAACGGAATGTTACCACAATTAGTTATTGATAAAGTTAGAAATAAGTTTAAAAACGAGCAACAAGAAACAGAAGAAAGAGAAATTTGTAATACGCTAGAGTTGGCAAAAGCCAAACTAAGCTTAAGGGGGATACTGTAAATGAAGAAATCAATTCAGATGAAACAAGCACTGGAAGTATTAAGAAATGAAGCTAAAGCGTTAATTGACAACAAAGATGCTAAAATTGAGGATATACAAGCTAAGAATGTTGAAATTGCAACATTACAAGCTAAAATTCCTATGCAAGAAGCTCTTGAAGCACAAGAACAGTTGGACGCTGAAAATGCAGCTGAATTATTAGAGGGAAGCAAACCAGTGCCTAAAACAAACCAAATAAAAGAGTTTATCAATGGCCTTAGAACTAAATTTCAAAATTCAATGAGCGAAGGTGTTCCGGCTGATGGAGGATATACAGTACCACAGGATATCCAAACTAAAATAAATGAGCTGAGACAATCCAAAGATGCTTTACAGAACTTTGTAACGGTCGAACCAGTAACAGCACCAACAGGATCAAGAGTTTTTAAAGCAAGATCACAGCAAACAGGATTCGCAGAAGTGCTAGAAGAAGGAATTATTACAGAAAAAGCAGTTCCACAATTCACTATTTTATCTTATGCAGTAAAGAAATATGCTGGATTTTTAAAAGTAACAAACGAATTATTATCAGACAGCGATGCAGCAATAACGGGTATTATTACAAAATGGCTAGGTGATGAATCTAGGGTTACGAGAAATAAATTGATTCTCGCAGCATTAGGGCTTAAAGCTAGAACAGCAATCGCAGATGTTGACGCGATCAAAGGAATATTGAATATTACACTTGATGCAGCGTTCAGGAACACTAGTACAATCACAACTAACCAAGATGGTTTTAACTGGTTAGATACTTTGGTGGATACTAATGGAGACTACCTATTACAACCAAACGTTACAGCACCAACTGGCAAACAATTATTTGGTGTTCCGGTTGTTATGATCTCAAACCAAGATTTGCCAACAGTGGCTACAAAGGCCCCAATGATTATTGGAGATCTTAAAGAAGCAATCGTCTTGTTCGATAAAATGCAGACAAGTATTAAATCATCTGATGTAGCAGGCGATTCATTTACTACTGACATGACTTTATTCCGAGCAATCGAACGCGAAGAAGTTAAAACGAGAGATGCGGCAGCATTTGTATACGGTGAAATTACAATAGTATAATATTAGGGCCTTTTGGCTCTTTTATTTTATATTGGAGGTGGAAAAATGAAAGTAGAAGCAATTATTAATTGTTGCGGCATAGGCTACGACCTTAAGGCTGGCGATAAAGCAGACTTAAAAAAAGAACTAGCCGAGGTGCTTATTAAATTTGAATATGTAAAAGAAGTACCACCTAAAAAGGCGGCGAAATAATGACCATAGAAGAAGTAAAGCTATTTTTACGCATAGACGGAGATTATGAAAACACATTATTAGTGGCCCTACAAGATAGTGCTGAAGAATATATGACAAACGCTGGGGTAGCTAAAGATTATCTTAAATCTACTTATACACTAGCAATCAAAATACTTATAGGCCATTGGTACGAGAACAGAGGTGCAATCGGTAAGACAGATAGACTTGCATTTAGTCTTGACGCTATTATTTTACAGCTTAAATACACTCAAGCTGAGGTGATAGTGTGATAATAGGAAAGTTAAACAAGCGAATTTCAATACAGCAACTTACAGAAGGGCAAGACGAAATAGGGAACCAAGTCAAAACATGGGTTGACTTTTATAGTTGTTTCGCATACGCAAACGGTTTGAGTGGCACAGAATACTTTGCAGCAGCTGCAACTCAAGCTGAAAATACCGTTACTTTTGAAATTAGGTACAATGTAAGTCTAAAAGACATAGATACGACCACATATAGGATTGTATTTGATGGAAAAATATACGACATAGAGAATATTGACAACATACAGTTTAAAAATGAAACGCTTAAATTAAAGGCGGTGGCTAAAAATGTCTAATTCTACTATTAACGTAGGACAATTAGCGGCAGAAATAGCAAAAAGTCTTACAATGTATGGCCAAGGTATACAGAAAAGAACTAACCTAAGTGTAAAAAGCGTTGCTAAAAGAGCGGCACAAACCCTAAAACAGACTAGTCCAAAATCAACAGGAGACTACGCAAAAGGTTGGCAAGCAAAACCACAGCAAGAATTTGCAACAAATACATCTTATATAGTACATAATAAAACATCTTGGCAATTGACTCATTTACTTGAAGAATCTCACGCTCTCAGGGATGGAGGAAGAAGTACACCACGAGTGCACATTAAACCGGCAGAAGAAATGGCAATCGCTGAATTTATTAAAGAGGTAGAGGGGGTTATCAGCAATGCAGATGGCGAATCTATTTAGTTTGCTTAAGAGCACGACATTAAAAGTAACCTACCATCACTGGACTACACCACCCGTATTGCCTTATCTTGTATATCTAATGTTGAATACAGACAATTTTAGTGCAGATAATAAGGTATATAATAATGAAGCTAATTATAGCATTGAGCTCTACACGGCTATAAAAGATTTAGCAAGTGAAAAGTTAGTAGAAGATATGCTAAACGACAATGATATCTTTTGGGACAAAACAGAAATATATATAAAAGCAGAAAAGATGTATCAAATAACGTATTCAATTTAAGCCCTTTAATTAATTAGAGGGTTATTTTTATGTAGAAAATTAAAATGGAGGTTTTAAAATGGCTAATAAAGTACAATACGGATTAAAAAATGCGCACTATGCAGTGCTAACTAATACAGACGGTGTTATTACTTATGATGTTCCGGTTAAAGTACCAGGTGCGGTCAATATATCCCTAAGTGGCAAGGGAGATAAGGCAGAGTTTTACGCAGACGATGTACTATATTTTGCAGCAAACAGCAATCAAGGTTATGAGGGGAACATTGAACTAGCGTTAGTCCCTGACAGTTTTAAAATAGATGTATTAGGATGGGAAACAGACGCGAGCGGTGCAATTTTTGAAAATGCAAATACGTTAGCTAAAGATATAGCGTTAATATTTGAATTTAACGGAGATGTAAACGCAGTAAGACATGTTCTGTACAACGTATCTGTGTCAAGACCAGCAATCGAAGGGAGCACGAAAGGCACTTCACTTGAAATTAAAACAGAAACATTTGATATCACGGCTAGTCCAAACATGGCCGGGTATGTAAAAGCCAAAGCAAATGTAATTGATACAAGCTATGCAACATGGTTTGACGCCATATATGAATATGTAGCAGTGGTCTAGGGGTGAGATAAATGGAAAAAATAATTAACATAGATGGCAGACAAGTAAAATTAATATCAAATGGGGCAATGCCCCTAAGATATAAAATGCAATTTGGAAGAGACGCATTTCAAGATATCGTCAAGCTTACAAAAGTTAAAGTTGAAGGAGAGGAAACACTAGATATTTCGCAGCTAGACCTTGAAGTATTTTATAATTTTGTGTGGGTACTAGCTAAAACAGGAGATCCTTCTATTCCCCCTTTATTAGATTGGCTAGAGGCTTTTGACAATTTTCCTATTATTGAGATTATCCCCGAGATTATGGATATGATTACCTCTAACCTGCAAACATCTAAAAAAAAATAAGAAATAGTGAGTCCTCCGATGAAGCATTTACAACTGAAATATTTTTAGTTGGTGCTATCAAAAGAGGGCTCACCATTAAAGATTTTGAGGAAATGTCAATAGGAATGATGCTAGATTATTTCCAAGAATATGACGGAATTAGTGATCCAAAAGATGAAGATACAGTTAGATCGGCTAGCCAAGAAGATTTTGACAGATGGTAGGAGGTGAATAATGGCAGGTACAATAAAAGGGATCACGATAGAAATTTCTGGTAATACAAAAAAGCTTCAGAACAGCTTAAAAGATGTCAATACGCAATCTAAAAGTCTAGCAGGAGAATTGCGTTCTGTGGAAAAATTATTAAAGTTTGACCCGGGTAATACGGAGCTCTTAGCACAAAAGCAGAAGTTGCTAGGCGAATCGATTGGCAGTGTTAGCACAAAGCTTGCCACTTTAAAAGAAGCACAAAAACAAGTAGATGCACAGTTTGCAAATGGCGAAGTGTCGGAAGAACAATATAGGGCATTGCAACGAGAGATTGCATCAACCGAAGGATATCTCAAAAAACTAGAGTCTCAATTAGATGGAACTAATAAAAAATGGGGGGATTTTGGTAAGAAAGCGAAAGAAGTAGGAGCAAGCACAACAGAGTTAGGTAAAAAGCTAGTTCCAGTATCACTTGCAGCAACAGGAGTTGGCGTTGCAATTACTAAGATGGCGAGTGACTTCACTGACTCCATGGCTAAGGTTAGCACAATAGCAGATACGACAAAAGTACCTATTAAATCTTTGGAAAAACAAATATTAGATTTATCTAATCAAACAGGAATATCAGCTAATGCAGTAGCAGAAGATGTATATAACGCTATATCAGCAGGTCAAGACACAGCAGATGCAGTAAACTTTGTAGCGCATTCTACTAAACTAGCTAAAGCAGGATTTGCAGAGAGTGCACAAACACTTGATATACTGACAACAACTTTAAATGCATATGGACTTGAAGCATCAGAGGTTGGAAGAGTATCAGATATTTTGGTACAAACACAAAACAAAGGTAAAGTTACAGTTGCGGAGTTATCGGCTAATATGGGGAAATTAATTCCTACCGCTAAAGCGTCTAGTGTACAGTTAGACCAACTAGGTGCTGGGTACGCAATTATGACATCCAAAGGTATTGCGGCAGCGGAAGCAACAACATACATGAACGGTATGTTGAATG